GACTTACGTCTCGCGGAAACTCTCTATGCTTAGGCAGCATAGGGAAAACCGTTAATTTCTTCTTTTGGAAGAAATAAGGGTTTCCAATTTCTTGGAAACAACATCGTCTGACCAGGTCCTCGTAAAAGGGGTTTCTGGATTCAGAGGTGGATGTCTTAGAAATACTAGCCACTAAAGCCAGTGTAAAACTTCTTACAAAGTTATTACATTGACTTTGGGACTTAGCAGTTTCTAACCTGCCGTCCCCTCGCAAGAGGGAACAGCGGTGTTGGTCTGTTAACTACTCAACAGAGTGCCACATAATGGGGTTTCTCACCCCGACCTTATGTATTTCACCTCTTAAGCCTATATTAGGTCATCCTTAGCTTCATTGAAATGAAGCATCAAAATAAGGAGGAGGGAATCACGATAAGGGAAGATAGTCTGCTAAGGGAAGTCTGTATGAAAATCAGACTCGCTTTCGAAGAGCAATCTTCTTAAGTGTTTCTACCTAAGGAACGGATTACGCCCACCATACGGGTTAAAGTATGCTGGGTGAAAAAGTCCCTTAAAGGTACTCTGCCTAAACGATTAATTTTAAAAAAGAAATGAAAAATTTTAAAGATAAAAATCTTTCCTACTTTTCTATTGTTAATTCGTTCAGGGATGGTGTAGTTAGCGAACCAATGGTTTCGCTTAATAATTCTTACGAATTATTAGCACTGGCACGTAATATCGGGTGAAGAGTAATCCTCGCCTGTTATGACGGTCCAGTGAAACTAACTAAGAGACTTAAAATCTTATATTCTTTCTGTTCATATATCCTCATAATGCGAAAGCATCACGGGGAAACATTTACAGTTAAATATCTGAAATCAAGTCAATTAGCTCTTTTCAAGGCTGTTGCCGGTAACCCGTTTAAATCTCTTCGTGAGATAGAACCGGAATTACCACTGCCCCGATTAACGACCTCTGGTCTGCCTAGGTTTATACCTTTAGCAGATCGAAGGGCCATTTTATCAGGTAGCAGTTCTGTGATAAGATTCTGAGGATCTTTATTCGCTCTGTATAGAGTGATAAGGATCCCTGGAAAACTTAAATTAGAGACAATTACGAATCCATTTTCTGGTGATGATTTCACTTTAACACGAGGGATCACTTGGCTATCAGCTTTCGCTGAGAGTCAGGCTTTCCGTTTTGATAAAGAGAGATTATCCCATGAATTTGGATTCTTACCTTTGGAAACTTCTTCTCCTAGTAACCGGGTGTCCTGAAGGGGCTTTCTCTATGACGTACGATGCTTATATAGCATCGGCCTCGGAGAAACCTTAAGATCAATGTTAGATACAATTGGTCAAAGTAGATTAATGATTTATTCTACTTTTATCCAAGAGTCTAAACTGATCCTCGCGAAAGCGTTCGACCGTAAGGCCGAAACTTATCGCTCTTTAGGGCAACTGGCTATTAAGGAAGAAGCAGCAGGGAAATTAAGGGTATTTGCATTAGTTGACTCTTGAACTCAATCGAGTTTAAAGCCACTTCATGAAATGCTCTTTAAATTCCTTAAATCATTACCAAATGATGCAACTTTTAATCAAACCCTATCCGTACAGAGATGTATGGAAAAGGCTAAGATTGCTGGTTGCTCATTTGGATATGATTTATCTGCTGCGACTGATAGACTCCCAATAAAGCTTCAAGTTGCGATCCTGACTCCCTTAATAGGGGAGCTAGGGGCACAATGTTGAAAAACTTTATTGATCGGTAGGACTTACAAGCTTGAGACCCCTCAGTATTCTGAGGAATTGTCTTATGCTGTGGGTCAACCGATGGGAGCTCTATCGAGTTGAGCTATGTTGGCTGTCACTCACCATTTTATAGTCCAAATGGCATATCGATCTTGTCGCACTGTTTTAAGTGCTAAAGATTGATATTCTAATTATGAACTACTTGGTGATGATATTGTTATCTTTGATAAAGACGTTGCGGTTTCATACCTAAACCTCATGAGAGGTTTTGGTGTTGAAATTAATCAATCGAAGAGTGTTATTGCTAACAACTCTTCTTTTGAATTTGCAAAGGTCTTTGCTAAAGATAGCATTAATTTATCTCCAATTTCTTGGAAGATGTTTATGTCACAAAATAGTAATATGGGTAGAGTGAATATTGCATTCTCTCTTCTCCAATCCCGAAAGATTAAGAGTCCTATAACTTTTATTAAAAATATAGTTAGAAAGACCACTTATTCTTTAGGAGATTACAAATTTTGTTTACTAGCTCTAATATCTATGTTAGTTAAAAAGAATAACCTCTCTTATGAGGAAGTTCTTAAACTACTCATAGTTCCAGTAGATAATTGAAATAGGAGAGTTAAATCTTCTATTGACAATTTAAATATTGGTTTCTTAGAGTTGGTAATTAGTTCATTATTAAAGGGTGAAAACCCTCCTCAACGAAGCTCTCAATTGATAGCTGACATTAAGTTTAATGATGAACCATGGCATAAGATGGCCTTATTTCATCGTTTAATGAAAATTAAACGAGACTTAGGGTCTTCTGATAACATGCGCCAAGTATTGACGGATAAATTGGTTTCAGCTCTGTGTCCAGGTGAAATACCAAAACATTTGTGTATTGTTGATTATACCAATCATCAGAATTTAACAGGTTCTGATCTGGAGTATTCAACTTGATACACTATGTTTTATTCTTTCGCTGACTCTCTTTTTAAAGATAGTCAGTGACTGGATGACATAGGGAAGATGGTTCTTGCGAAATCAATCGATGAACTTATTCAATTAAATGAAAAAGCTGATCGGTTGGTCGAGGTTTCAAAACTGGTCGAAAGATCAGATGAGAAACTCGATGGAAAGGTAAAGAACCGTGAGAGGGTGGATTCACCACTGAAGAGTTTAAGTTTCATATTACGTAGTAATAAGAAACGTCCACTCTTTACAATGACTACCTCCTCTGTTAAGCTCTCTAAGTAACACTTAGAATCCTGGACAAAACAATAGAATAGTTTCCTGTACCTTATGGTAAGGTTAACCATTCGCTTGTTTAGGTTTCACAACGGTTTCATGAATCATCA